TGATGTATTCTAATGTTCTAGTTGGTTTAATAAAGATTCTACCATTCAATTCATTTCTATCAATTGATTCTGGAGTATCATCCAACACCACTCTAAAGTCAGTCAAACCTCTTTCTTTACGGATATTATCCAAAATTGGGTTAACTAATGAAAGGAATTGATTCCTTACAACTTCATCATTTTGTTCAAATAATAATCTTATAGAAACTGCAGATATAAGTTTTCGTGCTTGAAGTAAAAGTCTTCTAACGTTAATTCTATTAAGTGCCGTTTCTTTTTGTTGTAATGTTTTATTACCCCATATTACTACTCCCACATCTGAGAATGTTGCCATAGGGTTAATCATACCTTCATAAAGAGTATCTCTTTGGTCTAAAGTAAGTTTCAGTCTCGCTTTAATTGCGTTTGTTGTTCCTCTATTTAAACCTGCAGCTGCAAACCAAGGGAAAGCGACATTATCTGTCAATGCGATATTTCTAACAACCTCTAATGTAGGTGGTAACCACACATATTGATTATTTTCTGTATCATTCATCTGTAACCATGGCCAATAAGTGGCGGAATAGTTACTATCGATTGCCGAATCCTCAATTATATCAACCGCTTCTGCTGGCTCAATCGCTTGTCCATCTGAATCGGTATCTGGTGTTGTTAAGATATATAAAGAATCTGCCCTATCAACCTCAACCACATCAATTGCATTCTCAATTAATCCTGTTTGATCTCTCACATCTAACCCAGGGGTTGCAAATACATTTATATTCACCGCTTCTGGATTATTAAAGGTATATAAACCATCTAAAAATGCGTAATAATCAGAAGTAATACCCTCATCACCTTCACTGGTAACAAATGTTGAAAAGGTTCCTGCTAATAATCCGGCAGATCCATCGGTACCTGTTTTGGTATAACTATCACCGTTAGTTCGTTGGGTTCTATATTCATCCCATCCATCATATCCTCCGAAAGGTGCGTATGTGAATTTTCTTGCCGCTAATTTTTCATAAGGTCCACCTGTTAAAGAAGCGTTAGTTGTAAAAGGAGCGTCTCCTACTTGTAATGTTGGGAAGTAACTTGCATCACCTGCTGATATTTCAGCACCTAAAGCGTTTTCATCCATATGGAAACCATCTGTTCTTCCTGTATAAATACCGCTATTAACCGCATTTAATCCTTTATAATCGAAGAAATCTTGATCCACCCCAATACCACTATTTAATCCTAAATATGTTTTTCTTAGTCTTGCAGTAGTTAAAGAAGGAGCATATTCTGTTTTATATTCAATTTGTGGAGGAGAAGAAGTCCTAGTACCGATATAAGTCCTATTTAATACTCCCTCAAATCCTGCAGGAAAACCATTTTTTGGATAGTCATCTGCTAATTCCACCATTATATATTCACTACGTAATGGAAATTCACCATCACTTGTACCAATTTTCCTTCCAATAAATCCGTTATCCGTAGGGTTCATTGTTAATTTAGAATATTTTTCTACAGTTTGAATATTAGTGTCAGTATCATTAAATTTCCTTACTAATAAATCAAAAGTCTTTTCATCAGGTTTTATATTAACAATAGAGAATTTAACATCTTCATTGGCAGCATTACCATCCGAAATAGTTATAAATCGGAATAATCGTTGTAATACATTACCACGTAATTCTGATAAGACATACGGAGAAGCGGCTGATTTCCATTGTTCCTCATAATCATCTAAATTATGGGGATCACCAGAATCAATCTCATTAAATGTAATATCTAAACCTCTTACTTTACCCGCAGTGTCTAAATCCTCCATTACATTATAATATAATTCTTCCATCCATAATTCTGTTTCTTTATCTTGTGTTTTACTTCCAAATAAACCTGCTATATAGTTAGTTTTAGTTTTATCTAATGAGGTGTCATAACTAAAAGTATTACCCACATTAGTAGTTCCTGTAATAGTGAAATTCCCAAATGGGTCAGTTACTATCTCATCCGTATTTGTCATTGCTGCCGTTGCTACCGTATAATCTAAAATTTGGTCACCACCATAATCACCACGTGATCTTAACGTTGCAACAACACTACCATCCCAATCGTAACATTCGGCAGTAAATGTGGTTACAGTACCTGTAGTGGTTCCGGTAACAAATGCGGGATCATCTCCTGATGGTGCAATATCGGTTAATTCCATAACAAATGTAGCCCCACTAAAATCACAACCTGTTTTTATATATGCTGGTTCACTTATACTAAATTCTGTTGGTATTGTTGATGTACCTATAGAAGAAAAAGTAGGTGTTATTTCTCCTCCATCATATAATGCTTGTAAATTAGCACTATCAAAAGTCATTGTGACGGGTGTTCCTCCTGTAGACGCACTAAATGTTAATCCACCATCCGAAGTAGTTGCCCCTTCTACTACAGTTGTAGGATCTGGATTAGAATCCATAGTTATACACCATGCACCCCCTGCTTTATATCCTGAATATCCTAATACTCTACTTACATATAATTGATTAGTTTGAGTTAAGAATGATTTGGCGATATAGTTTAATTCATATTTATGAAATCCAGTTCCTTTAAACTTCTCTGAATTCAAACCACTAAAATAATTCATGAATTCATTATAGTTTGAAATAAAGACTGGTTCAAATGCTGGCCCTTTCGGAGTTTCACCTACTAAACCTAGAGTAGTGACCCCTACTTGTCTTGTTACAAATGTTAAATCCTTTTCTGAGGTGAAAACACCAGGACTAACAAAAATTCTATCTGTCGATGCCATTTATTTAATTTTTAAAATTTATATTATTTTATCTTTATATTATAAATATGCTGGTTTTTATGAAAGTATTTTAATGTTTTAAAATTAGTAGGACTCTTTTCATACTTTTATCATACTTATATAAAAAAACCTATGAAAAGGACTAAAAATCTAAAGATAACTCAACAAACCCATTCTTTACTAAAAAAATATTGTGAAGAGAACGGATTAAAAATGTTTGCATATGTTGAGAAGATAATCAGGGAAAAATGTGTACCTAAAAAAGATATATATGGAGAAGTTACGTAGTAATTATCTCCAAGCTACAACTATCGTATCACGAGTACTAGGTTTCCAGTCAGTATTTATCCATTTTAAAATATTATTTTCTAATATTTGGAAATCTAATCCACTATGATATCTCACCCCATTAATATAAACTTCCACATTGTCTACGTTTTTAATCTTTTTAAAACTAACTAAATCCTCAAAATAATCTTGTTCATCTTGAATGGGAGAGAATATATGGGTGTGATAATCTATACCTAGATTTTGTAATAATACACTGGGGTCCCTAACAATATAATTTTTAACTATCTTTTTACTCATTTTAATTTACCTTTTAATTTTAAATACGCACTGTTGGTTACCGTAGATTTAACAATTGTTATATTTAATGTATCTCCATATTTAACATCGTAGGGCACAGATACGGGTACACCATTTAATTCAACAACATAAGAATCTACATTTTCTACGGCAATTTCCTCATAAGTGGCATCTACATCTATCGATAAAGAAAATACATTAACCCCAGGATCAAATGTTATATTTAACTCAATTAACCCAACTTCTTTATCCGAAATTATTTGGTATGGGGCTAAATTAATGTTTTCAGTTAATTCGTAGAATTGTATACCCCTACTAATAGCTGGTGCCACTTCAAATTCTTTTTCATCTAACAGATAACCTAACATTTTAATGGCGTAGAGTTGAACATAATACCGTTTCTCATCAATATTGTTTATTACACTCTCATCCCCAATACTATCCAACATTAATGGAATAGGGTGACCATTAATACGAAGATATTTTTCTCCCGCAGAGAAAGACTCTAACATTTTTTTATTGAATATATTCAAATCTCTCATTCTATTACAAAATAATCTTACTTCATAATTCATATCAATAGAAACTGGTTGGGGTATTTTATAAATGTCAAAACTTTTAATGTTTCCATCCCAGGTAGGAATTTTCATATAAGTAAATGTAGGTTTACCTGGAATATTAAATGCACCTGCGTAATTAGTTCCTACTTGAGCATCTGGTTTTCGTATTATAGTTATAAATGGAATTTTAATATTTTTATTTTCATCTGCGAATTTCCATGTTTTTGCAAATTCCGCCCATCGTTGTATACTTAGAAATATCACTGGTACTTCTTGACCACCTAATGCAAGATTTATAGAATTTTTAACATATTCTATAAAATCTCTATCCATATCCTCATGTAGAATACTTTTAGGAAGATAAGTTCCATTATTAGCAATATTATCTAATATTTGTTGTCGAGCAGCAAATCCTACCTGTGGTGGATTTATATTTAAACTTTTTCTATAATTTTTAGGAAGACCCATATTAATTAAATACCTTGAAATTCATCTTCGTCTACGGGCACACATGTCACAGTTCTGTAAAATCCTTTAAAACCACCTATTGTATGAGCGTTATCTGAGTTTATTATACCATTATTAGAAACTGTATAGTATTGGATATGATCTTCAGTTTCCGCATACCCAATATAATCTCCATAATTTATTGATGCCTGTAATTCCTCTAACTGATCCTCATACACACCAAAAACTAAATTACCATGTTCTAAATGTCTAAGAGAACCATTAGGGTTATAGGCCTCATTAATAGGGGTGTTATTTGTTAAAACCACCGTTAATTCTACTGGTGCCTTAAATCTAATTTCATTACGACCCGACTCCCCATAAATGTCATCGGTTAAAGATTCCCCTTGATTCACTTGAAATAAAATAACCTTAATATTTATATCTCCATCCAACCATTCTCTACCGAATTCTATCTGTAAATTGAAATCTTCTTGCGAAAAAAACTTATTTAACCTGGTTATAGGGATTTTTCTATTATTTTTCATCTATCTTTTCTCTATAAATATTTATAGTTAATAAAAAAATGATTATAATTGTAAATATGTTAGATATAAAAGACATTAAAGGATTAGATGGTGAAGAACTATTAGAATCATATAATGGGAGAAATCCCTATATAAATTATATGAAAAAAAAATATACTACCGAAAAATCTTATTTCTTAACCAATAGTCAAACTAAATATATTAAAAAATTCTTTAGTTTTGAACCTAAAAGGTTAAATAAAATAATTGAAATCACCACATATTATAGCGATCAATTAAGAGAAGAATATAAATTAAATGTACCAATAAAAAAAATTTTAATAGAGACCTTGTTAGCAGAATCCGATAAAGCGATTCATGTTATATGTAAATTTTATAAAAACCAAGAAGACGTTAAGTTAATATGGATACCTAAAACCCAATTGATAGATGATATTCATTATGAAGATTTTAAAATAGAGGTGGATTATGAAAAATATAAAAATTTAGATAAAAGAGGTTGGCGAGCATTTAATCATCAAGAAGAGGGAATTGAATTTTTATTAAAAAACCCTAAATGTATTTTAGCGGATGATATGGGTTTAGGAAAAACATACCAATCTATAGTGGCAGCTTTAGAGGGAGAATCAGAAAGAATATTAATTGTGTGTCCTGCTTCTTTAAAAATTAATTGGATGCGAGAAGTACAAAATTTTTGTGATGATGTTTCCATTATAAAAGGAAAACATTGGGATCCTGCCCGATTTACTATTATTAATTATGATATTCTTAAAAACTTTCATACCATAGAAGAAAGAGGAAAGACCTATGAAGATTGGGAATTAAGAAGAGAGATAGTAGATTTTAATCCAGATCTTATTATTCTCGATGAAGCTCATTTTGTTAAAAACCATAAAAGTATTAGAGGTAAAATTTTAAAAGACTTAGCTAAACGATTTAACCCAGAAAAAGTTTGGTTATTAACTGGTACACCTATTG